GATGGGCTCAATGCCCTCTGTTTCTTCTCTATTTAGCCTCTAAATCATCAGGTTCCTCTTTGTAAATTAACGTGCATAATATGTCAATAGTCTAAATAAATCAATTAGAGGAGGAATGGTTTTGCCTAAGCGCAACAAGGGACCGGCGGTGGAGCGCCACATGACGTCCCTGCATCTTCGCAAGTCGGTCCATGACAAGCTGCGTGTGCAGGCTGCACTCGAAAACACGTCAATCACCCAGTTGATAGACGACCTGTGCGAGATGGGGCTCAAGGTCAGGGCAGAAACGAACAAGGACCGCCTCGAGCGGTTCCTCGACGTGGCGCGGCACATTGCCTAGGGCGATACCGCACCTTGAATTCCCGTGGCCGCCGTCCGTCAACCGGATTTGGCGGCACGGCAGGGGCCGCACCTACCTATCGAAGGAATACACGGCTTGGAAGAGGAAAGCATCGATGGCGGCGAGGATCCCCGGCCCGCCCGTCAAAGGCCCCGTCGAGGTCATCATCCTGGCCCATCCCCCGGACAAGCGCCGTCGGGATCTGGACAACATCATAAAGCCGGTTCTCGATGCCCTCGAGGGTCCGATTCTGGTCGACGACTCGCAGGTGGTGGCCCTCGCCTGCCGATGGGACCGAACCATACCGAAAGCGACATTACGAATCACAATCCAGCCGATTGTCCACTCTGCGCCGGCAAGGGATCGGTGATGAGGAACTGGCGGCCGCACTACCTCAAGGATTTGACCATCGTCATGGTCGGGGGCATCGACGCCTGCCCTGCCTGCGCCACCCATGCGGAATTTGAGTACCGTGTAGAAACGGCGGAAATGCCCGTGGCGGGCAGATGGTCAGCGTGAAAAAGCCGGGCCGCGATACGCCAATCGGCGTTGTTGAAAAAGTCTGTCTGAAATGCCGCCAGCCATTCGTGGCCGAGGATCGGCCTGGCCACCGCATTTGCGCTCCATGCAAGGGAACGCGGGAATGGAAGGACGGCGCTGACAGTTTCAATGTCGGGTGGGCGAAGGGATGAAATGATGAGCGTCAAGGCCGTCGAATGGGCTTTCCGCCAGGAGTTGCCGCACGTCCGCAAGTTCGTCCTCGTCGCCCTCGCCGAGTTCGCCAACGCCGGCGGCGGATGCTGGCCATCGCAGGCTACCGTCGCAAGACGCTGCGGAATAGCCCGCCAGACCGTCAATGCTGCCGTCGCCGACCTCAAACGGGATGGGCTCATCGAGTGCAGCATCAGGCACCGGATGAATGGATCCGATACCTCATGTTCATACAAATTGATGATGAATTCCACCGCCGACCCTGTCTTGGAGGACGACACCCCCTGTCATCGTGGAAGACACCCCCTGTCATCCTCGGTGACACCCCCTGTCTTGGAGGATGACACCCAGAACCGTAAGCTTAACCGTAAAGGTAACCTTAAAAGAAATATAACAAAGAAAAGACCGCCGGATAAATTCGACGACTTTTGGACCCAATACCCAAAGAAGGTCGGAAAAGGCGCCGCGAGGAAGTCCTACACCAAGGCCCTCAAGACCGCATCCCACGAAGAAATCATGGCCGGCCTGTCACGTTACATGCCGGACCCGCAGTTTACCTGCAACCCAGCCACATGGCTGAACCAGGAAAGGTGGACGGATGAGTACACACAACCCCATCGCCAAGATAAAGGAAAACGCACTTCCGCCGATAGACTCCGCTCCGCTCTTGCCGGCGCCGCTCGAGCATTTGACGGCTGACGGCCACAGGCCCCGCGTCTGCATCGGCTTCCATCACGGTGATTGGACGCCGCCGCCATGCCTTACGCCCGAAGCAAGATCCCACCTGCCGGCTACGCTGCAAGCATATCGCGACAGCATGACGCCGGCCGACCCAGACATGATCAAGGCCGTCATCATGCGCCTCACAGTCACCCAACGCCGCGAAGACCTGCCGGAAAGCGCGTGGAAGATGATCGTCGAGGACTTCATCGGCGACCTGGCCAAGTATCCAGCCGACATCGTCGCCGAGGCCGCTGCGAGGTGGAGACGGACGAACAAGTTCTTCCCGACCATATCGGAAATCGTCGACCTCTGCGATCCACCGTACAGCCGCCGCATGAAGATCGGCCGACGGCTCAGAATCCTCGAACTGGTCGACGCCAACCCAGCACCCAACGGTGACGTCACCGCCGAGTGGGTGCGCCAGGTCATGCGGCCAATCCCGGGGGTCATGCAGACGCACAACAAACTCACGCACATCAACCAGGTAATGGAAGGAATCCAAGATGACGCGGCCCGATAGACCGGCGTTCGGTAAGGCAGCAGGTAAACCGCCAAGCTGGTTCGCGAGAGTGCCGACCAGGGCGATATGGGACACACACGCCTATCGTAAAAAGAAAAAGCGCGGCGGCATTACGCCGACCGAACTGTTCGTTCTCAACGTCATCACCGCATACGCCAACGAGCAAGGCTTTGCATGGCCGAACCTGAAGACCATCGGCGAGGTCGTGGGAACAGATGCGACCATCGTTGCCCACGACGTGAGGAAGCTGGTCAAGAAGGGGTACATCAAGAAGATCAGCCAGCACCGCTCACATCCGAAATGGAAACACGTCCTCGGCGCGGTCTATCGCGTCATCTACGACGAAGAGGTTGACGATGATGAGTTGATCGACCGCATGGATCATGACGATCCAGCACCGATCCAGGAGGAGGATCTACCGTCCCAAGTCGATGAACAAGGTAAACAGGGCGACGTGCTGGAGGGGGATGAACTAGCTGAGGTGGTGGGAGGAACGAGGATGGCTTGGTGGTTTGCGCGGCTGGTCGGCGACAGGATGGGCGTCGTCCGGCTGGTCAACCCCCGCGCCGTCGAGGCTGCGGCGAAGGCCCTCGAGTTGCACGGCGGCGACGAGGCCAGGCTGAAGGCCAGGGCCGAGAAGAGGGTGGCTGTATGCCTCGCGGAGCGCCGCGATCCACCGCACCACCTGGGATGGCTGACCTGATGTCAGTAGGCAAAACGAACCAATTGACTTATGCCACGGCGTCGGCTTTTATGCGTTCGCCGGCCACGGGGAAGGTGACCCTTCCCCCCCCCGGCCTCGGTGTGTGTGTTGGGGGGTATCACAAAAATCTCCCCCCGTTTTTCGATACGGCGGTTTTGCCATGATGGTGTGGTTCTACGTCGGCTGGCTGATCAGTGGTGGCGTGGTGTGGTCGTACACCGCCAGCCTGGACGAATGCATGACGCGGGCCACGGCCTTGCCGCCGCCGACGATCTGGATTCAGGCTTGCGTCACGGGGCCGAAGCTTTTGGCTTTGCTGGAGGAGCCCTGATGCCGACCGTACCCTGCCCTGATTGTCGGGGGAGCGGCCTCGTCGAGAGGGTCAACTGGAACGGCCCGTATCTTGAGCGGTGCCCGTATTGCTACATGAGCCTCGGCGAGGTCGATGTGGAGAATGAGGAAGATGAAGCGCATCCCGATTCGATTCAATGACCAGGACGCCCAGGGTCACGTCAACCACCTCGGCATCCTGGAATATGTGGCCGAGGCGCGAATCGCCGCCTTGGACAGGTTGGTCCGCAGGGCCGGCGCGGATGGGTTGGATTACGTCCTCGTCAACATCGAGGCGGATTTCATCAAGGAGATCAAATATCCGGGATGGGTGGAGGTGGATTGCCGCATCGCCGCCGTCGGCAAGAAGTCGGTGACCACCGGGTATGAGGTTGTCTACAAGAATTCCGACGGCTGGATCGAAGGTGGCGACCCCGCGGCGAAGGTCCGGTGCGTCAACGTGTTTTTCGACACCGCGTCCGGCAAGACCGTGCCGGTGCCGGAGGAACTGAGGAAACTGATGGAGGAGGAGATCGACGATGGCTGAACGATACGACTTGAAGACCCCAAGGAAGGGGAAGGACGGAAAAACCTGGTGGACGAAGATCGGCGTCGCCTTTCCCATGAAGGAAAGGGACGGCTTCAACCTGACGTTCGAGGCCCTGCCGGTGCCGCAGCTTAACGACCGCGGCGAACTGGAGGTCAGGGTGACCATGTGGCCGCCCTTCGAGGCTGAAAAGCCGCCGGCGAGGAAGGCTGAGGACGCCCAGGCGCCGCTGACCGGGGACAGGGAGATCCCGTTCTGATGGCCGGGTCGCCCCACCCGACCGGAAGGTTCGGCGGCATCAGGGCCCTGGAGCGTCGCCTGCGTGGAAGGTGCGACGTCATCGAGCAGAACAAGGAAGGCGTCGCCCAGGCGCTCCTCGACCTGGCCAGCGCCAAGCTGACGGACGTGATCGAATGGGATGCCGAGGGCAACGTCAAGGTGAGGCCGTCGGCCGACATCCCCGACAACGTTGCCGCGGCGATCAAGAAGGTCAGGGTGTCCCGCAACAAGGACGGCGACCCGACCCTGGAACTCGAGATGCACGACAAGATCTCGGTCCTTCGGATCCTGGCCAAGTCCGCCGGCCTGCTCGAGCCACCCGACAGGGGCCCCGACACGCCATCGGTGATCGGCATCAAGATTGTCGGCCCGGAGGTGGTGACGACCACATACGAGGAGGTCGAGGGCGATGGAACCCCGTGACTGCCCCTGGTGCGGCGCCGTATGGACCAGGATGATTCCCATGAACGGGCACTACGTCTGCTGCCGGTGCAAGCGGCCGGTAGCCGATTGTTGTGATGGTGAAATGGCGCAACCCGGTGGCGAGGATCCTGCGGCGGCCAAGGTTCAGGCTGCGGATCTTGAGGAACCGGATGAAGTACTTCCGCAAAGCCAAGCACCGGAAGCGGTTGAATGACCGAAACAGCCAACCTGAATCTTGACTTCTCCAAGGCCGCGACGGTCTGGGAGTTCCTCCGCGACGACAGTTTCGTCCGCGGCATCGCTGGCCCTGTGGGGTCCGGCAAGTCCTACGCCTGCGCCGCCGAGATCATGCTCCGCGCCGTCAAGCAGAAGCCGTCGCCACGCGACGGCATCCGCTACACCCGCTTCGCCGTTGTCAGGAATTCGTATCCGATGCTTCGGACGACGACCCTGAAGACGTGGATGGAATTGTTCCCGGAAAACATCTGGGGGGGGGCACGCTGGTCGCCGCCGATCACACACCACATCAAGCTGCCAAGCCGCGAGGGCGCCGCCGGCGTCGACGTCGAGGTGATTTTTCTGGCCCTCGACCAGCCGAAGGATGTCCGCAAGTTGCTGTCCCTCGAATTGACCGGCGCCTGGATCAACGAGGCCAGGGAATTGCCCAAGGCCATCATCGACGGCCTGACGCATAGGGTGGGCCGCTTCCCGACGAAGGCCGACGGCGGCCCGACGTGGCGCGGAATCTGGATGGACTCCAATCTTCCAGACGACGACCATTGGTGGTTCAAGCTGGCCGAGCGGGGCGAGGCGCCAAAGGGCAAGTTCCCATGGAAGTTCTACCGCCAGCCGCCAGGCGTCCTCGAGATCCCAAAGACCGAACTGCCAGAGGAACCCGAGGCCAACGGCTTCGTTCTTTCCGCCAACAGGTGGTGGATGGTCAACCCAACCGCCGAGAACCTGTCCAACCTGCCGGGGGGGTACTACGAGCAACTGGTCGGGGGAAAGACACTGGATTGGATCAAGTGCTACGCCCAGGGCAAGTACGGCTACGTCCAGGAGGGGAGGTCGATCACGCCGGAATACGACGACGAGGCGATGACCGTCGAGGGCCTTGAGTACGATCCCGCGCTGCCGTTGCAGATCGGCGTCGATTTCGGGTTGACGCCGGCGGCCGTTTTCGGCCAGCGGCACATTTCTGGCCAATGGCGGATACTGCACGAACTGGTGACGTTCGACATGGGCCTGGAGAGGTTCGGCAACTTGTTGAAGACGGAACTGGAGACCCTCTACCCGAAGGCCGAGGTGATGATATGGGGCGATCCGGCAGGCCAGCAACGCGACCAGATCTTCGAGGTCACGGCCTTCGATCATTTGCGGACCCTCGGCCTGATGGCGAGGCCGGCTGCCACCAACGATTGGAAGACGCGCCGCGAGGCGATGGCCGCGCCAATGATCAGGTACATCGACAAGCGCCCAGGACTCCTCGTCGACAAGAGGTGCGGCCGCACCCGCAAGTCCCTCGCCGGCGGCTACCACTTCAAGCGAATTGCGATGGGCGCCGGCCAGGAGCGGTTCCGGGATGTGCCGAATAAAAACGAGCATAGCCATGTCGGCGACGCCTACGGCTATCTCGTCCTCGGCGGCGGCGAACACAAGCGGATGACCAAGCGGCCCGTCCACTGGACGCGGACGCCGATGGCCACGCACGATTTCGATGTCTTCGCTTCTGAGTGACGTCCAGGCTCTCAACGCCCGATTCGGGCTGACGGATCCCAAGCTGGTCGAATTCCACCCAGCCCTCGTCCGCATGATGACGCCGCGGGCGACGGACAAGGTGTTCTTCGATCATGTCGATGATTTCCCGTCCATCCTCGACGGTTATTCCCGCATGGGTCCGGCCTACTGCGCCGTCCTTCACGGTAAGCCGTTGGCCGTCTTCGGGTGCATACCGCTATGGAAGGGCGTCGGTGAGTGCTGGCTGGTGACGGACGAGGGCCTGCCCCGAATCATGCGCCCGTTCCATCGCGTGACGAAGGAAATGTTCAAGCTTTTTATGTCAGAGTTATGCCTGTTCCGCCTTCAGGTCACGGTTCATTCGCGTAATCGTCTGGCTGTTAAGTGGATCGAAAGACTTTATTTTAAGCGGGAAGGCCGTCTGCGCTCGTTCGGCCCCGACGGCGAGGATTTTTTCATGTATGCGAGGATTAATGATGGCCGGGATATTTTCATCACCGAAGGCGCCACCGCCTCCTCCAGGGCCTGACCCCGAACTTCTGCGCCGCCAGCGCGAACAGGACGAGCGGCTGGAAGCCCGCGAACGTCGTTCTTCGGAGGAAATCGCGGCGAGGAAGCGGGCCCGCCGTTCGTCGGGGCGGCGGTTGCTCCTGGGTTCCCGCGAGGATGCATTCCTGGGCGTTCCCACGCAGACCACCTTCGGCTCCTCCTATTCCCGTGAGCAGTCCGGACGGACGATCTGATGGGCGGTTTTGTTGCCCGCACCTTCACTAGGCAGAAGGCACCTCCACCGCCGCCGCGCCCGACGGCGCCGGCCCGCCAGGCCGATACCAGCGCCCCGCAACGCGCCGCCGCCGGCCGTGCCCGCCGCCGCGGACGGCCGCTTCTTGGCGGTTCATCCCTTGGCGTTCCCGACGTCGGGCCCGCCACCGGGCTCCAGACGACCCTCGGGCCGCCGAGGGCGCGGTGAGCAGGCCCGGCGGGCTCCAGACGACCCTCGGGCCCGGTATCCGCAACCCCACCAGGGAGAACGCATAATGTCCGGCTTAATGAGCCGCATCAGTCCGCTTTATATGATCACTGCTGGCGCATCTTCATCTCCATCGCCGGCGGCCCCCAAGCCGAAACCACGGCCGGCGGATAAGGCCGATGAGGAGAGGGCGGCCGCCGCCCGCCGCCGCCGCCTATCGGCCCGGCCGCTGATCTCAGGATCACCCCTCGGCGTCCAGACAGACGTAGCCGGCGGCTTGCAGACCACCTTCGGGCCGTCGTGATGATGACGCCCGAACAACTGAAGAAGCGTTACGACGTGGCGTGGTCGCGCAAGGAGCAGTGGCGCGACCTCTACGAGCAGTGCTACCAGTACGCCCTCCCACAGCGGAACCTATACGACGGATACTGGACCGGCGGCGGCGGTGGCCGCCATAAGGGGTCGACGGTATTCGACTCGACCGCCGTCCACGGCGTCCAAAGGTTCGCCAACAGGCTACAGTCGGGCCTCTTCCCGCCCGACAAGGAATGGATGACCCTTGAACCCGGCAGCGACATCCCCGAGGACGTCAGGGGCGAGGTCCGCCAGGGGTTGCAGGGATACACCGACAAATTCTTCACGTTACTGCGCCAGACCAATTTCGATTTGGCGATGGGCGAATTCCTGATGGACCTCTGCGTCGGCACCGGCGTCATGCTGGTCCAGCCCGGCGACGATCTCCAGCCGATCACCTTCCAGGCCATCCCGCAGTTCCTCGTCGCCCTGGAGGAAGGGCCGCATGGCACCGTCGAGAATGTCTTCCGAAAGGTCCGGGTGGCGGCCGAGAACATCCAGCGCCAATGGCCGGACGCTGACATTCCAGACAAGCTGAAGCGCCTCGCCGAGGATAAGCCGCAGGAACCCGTCGAGTTGCAGGAATCGACCGTCCTGAACGTCGAGGACGGCGACTACGGATACTACGTCTGCTACAAGGACGAGGCCGGCGCGGCGCAGATTCTCGTCCACCGCTATTTGAAGACTTCTCCCTGGATCGTCAGCCGGTATATGAAGGTGGCCGGCGAGGTGATGGGAAGAGGGCCTGTCGTCCAGAGTCTCGCAGACATCCTGACCCTGAACAAGGCGGTCGAACTGTTGTTGAAGAACGCCAGCCTGAACATCGCCGGCGTCTACACGGCCGTCGACGACGGCATCCTCAACCCGCAGACCATCCGCGTCGTCCCAGGCGCCATCATCCCGGTGGCTTCCAACGGCGGGCCGCGCGGCCCCAGCATCCAACCCCTGCCGCGGTCGGGCGACATCCAGTTGACCCAGATCGTCCTCCAGGATCTGCGGATGAACATCAAGCGCACCCTGCTGGATGACAGTCTGCCACCGGATAATATGTCGGCGCGCAGCGCAACGGAAATCGTCGAGCGGATGCGCGAACTGGCCACCAACCTCGGAAGTGCCTTCGGCCGTCTGATAACAGAGACGATGGTCCCGCTGGTACGGCGATCGATGGCGATCATGGACTCCGCCGGCCTGATTTCCCTGCCGCTCAAGATCAACGGCCTCGAGGTTAAGATCGTTCCCGTCTCGCCCCTGGCGAAGGCGCAGAACATGGACGACGTGCAGGATGTCCTCCAGTGGCTCCAGGTCGCGTCGAGCCTCGGCCCCGTCGGCCAGGCGACGGCCAAGATGGACGCCATTTCCGATTACGTCGCCGATAAGCTGGGCGTGCCGATGCAACTGAGGACGAACGACGACGAGCGCATGGAAATGGAGAACATGATGCAGGAGATGATGCAGCAGCAGGCGGCGGCCCCGCCGCCGCCGGAAGGGGCCCCTGGTGCCGGTGCGTAAAACCAGGGGCGGTGGTTACAAGTGGGGCTCCAAGGGCAAGGCCCATGCGACCAGGGCCGGCGCCCAACGACAGGCCAGGGCGGCCTACGCCTCGGGCTACGGAAAGCAGAAAATGCCTAAGCGGAAGAAATGATGGTCGATGTCGTTGATATCAATACACCCGGCTGGGAGGGCGTCAATGCCGCCGCGCCGGCGCCACCGCCGCAGTCGGATACCGAGCAGGGCGAACTCGACCGCGCCATCAACAGGATACTCCAGACCGATGATGGCGCCAGGATGTTGGCATGGCTCGAGGACGCCTATCTGTCGCAGCCGTCATGGGCGCCTGGATTCCACACCGATTACGGGTTTTTCCGCGAGGGTCAGAACACATTGATCCGCGAGATGATTCTTAGAGCCGAAAGGGCGAAGGAATGGCAGACGAAGTAGAAGCAGAAGAACAGGCGAAACCAGCGCCGGAGGAGCCGGCGCCGGAGGGCCTGCTGGCGGACATGGATGCATCGGACGAGGATGGGAAAACGCCCGCCGAGGAGCCGGACCATATCGACAAGGCGGCCAGCGGCGAGAAGCCCGAATGGCTGCCGGACAAGTTCTGGGACGACGATGCCGGCCCCGACTACGAGGCGCTGGCGAAGTCGCAGAACGAACTCTACAAGAAATTAAGGTCCGGCAAGCACCTGACACCGGACGAGGGCGAATACGACCTCAAGTTCATCGACGAACGCATTCCAGAGGACGACGACCTGCTGACCAGGTTCAAGACCATCGCCACCGACCGCGGCCTTACCCAGGACGACTTCGAGCAGATCGTAGGCATGGTGCTGGAAACCATGCCGGAGGACAAGGAAGCGCCCGAAGAGAAGTTCGACCGCGAGGCAGAGGTCGCCAAGCTGGGCCCCAAGGGCGAGGAGATCCTTACGGGCATTGAAAAATGGGGCGAATATCTTGTCGAGAAAGATGTCTGGACTGACGATGATTACAAGGAATTACAGATATGGGGCGGCACCGCGGAAGGCGTCCGCGCCCTGACGCGCTTACGGCAGTTTTATGGCGAGAAGACGATCCCTGTCCACGCCGTTCCCGACGGCGATGCCGCCCTGACGGACGGCGAACTCCAATCCATGATGGCCGATCCCCGCTACGAAACCGATCCCGGCTTCCGGCAGAAAGTCTACCGTATGTTTGAGCGGCATTATCCTTCCGATGATGGCGTGACCCCCGAATTAACCTGATCTCTCCCCTGTGGCGCTTTTCTCCTTTCGGCGCCGCCAACTTCCCCCCGCCTTGGCGGGGGGATTTCTTTTGCCGGGGCCGAACCAAGGCAATTGATTTGCGAAAGCCTATTGACAATTCTCATGCGCCGTGGTCTTAGATGGCGTGACCCTACCTCGGTCCTTCCGAGCCGGTCGGTGAGGGCGGCAACCTAGCCGCAAGCCGCAGCCGGACGAACTGTCCCTACCTGCCAGGCGCTTTTTTGAACTCTTGGAATGGAGTAGGGAAATGGCTGTTTCTCTCTCAACTAATTTTACCAAGCTGTTTGAGGCCGAGGTCAAGCAAAGCTACCAAGCCGCCAGGAAATTGGCAGGAACAGTCCGAAGTCGCACAGGCGTCATCGGCAGCACCGTCCAATTCCCGAAGATGGCCAAGGGGCAGGCTACCATTCATATTCCGCAGACCGACGTGGTCCCGCTTTCGATTACGCACTCGAACGTGACCGCGACCCTCTCGGACTATGCCGCGCCCGAATACACCTCGATTTTCGACCAGCAGAAAGTGAACTACGACGAACGCCAGGAACTGGTTTCCCTCCTCGGGAATGCCATCGGGCGTCGCATGGACCAGATCGTTCTCGACGCGCTGTCGGGATCGAGTTCTTCTCTCACTGTTGCGAATTCAATTGGCGGATCGAATACCAATCTGAATTTCGCGAAGGTGCGTGAAGCCTCTCGTCTGCTCAACGGCAAGAATGTTCCGCAGACCGACCGTTACATGGCCATCCACGCCGATGGTCTCGCGGGTCTGTTGTCCGAAAGCCAGGCGACCAGTGCCGATTATGTTTCTGTCAAAAACCTCATGTCGGGAAGTATGGAATCTTGGATGGGTTTCAAGATGATCATGTTCGGCGACATGGACGAAGGCGGTCTGGCTATCGACGGCTCGAGTGATCGGACGTTCTTCGCGTGGCACCGCGACGCCATCGGCTATGCCGAGGGAATCGGGTTAAAGACGGAAATTAACTATGTCCCGGAGAAGGCTTCGTGGCTGACCAACGTCCTTTTGTCCGCCGGCGCAGCGGCCGTGGATGCCGAAGGGATCGTTATTCTGACGGCCCGTGAATAAGGAGAGTACTAATGGCTTACGCAGTAGCAGGACTTCAACCTATCGGTGGGCAGTCGAAAGCCGGCAATGCTCCTCAGATCTGGAGTTATACGAGTACGGATGCTCAAACAGTGATTCGGGCGTCGGGCTACTTTAACGACGCATCTGATCTGCTAAAGGTGAATGATGTGATCATGTGTGCATCAGCCACCGGAGGCACGCCGATTTTGGTATGGAGTTACGTCAACGCCAATGCTTCGGGCGTGGTTGATATCACCGACGGATTGGTTATCACTGCAACCGATTCTGACTAGATGATTTAGCCGGGGGGATTGGGTTCCCTCCGGCAAATCTTCTCGAGACTGAAGACTAGGGGCTTGCAATGGCAACTGCCGACACGGATGTGACCATTTGCAGTGCGGCCCTTCAATTGCTTGGCGAGAATACGATCACCTCGTTCGCCGATGGCACCACCCAGGCCAGCATCTGTTCACAACTATACCCGGACACCAGAGACCAGGTGCTTACCCTTTACCCCTGGTCCTTCTCCCTGAAGAAAGTCGATCTCCAGCGGTCCTCCACGTCGCCCGTCAATGAATGGAATTACGCCTATCCGATGCCGAGCGATTCCCTGACGCTGGTGCCGAGGGCGGTGTTTAATTCCTCCGCGGTCGGGGCGGGGTCTATCACCGGCGGATGGGAAATCTACGACAGCGAGATCCAGACCGACCAGGCCGCCATCACCATCGACTACCAGGCGCGGCCGTTGGAAGCGGAAATGCCGACGTATTTCATCCGTCTTCTCACCTACGTCATGGCCATGCACCTGGCCGAGCCGGTGACGGACCAGCTTACGAAGGCCCTGCACTGGGAGCGTCTCGCCTTCGGCAACCCCGTCGACGGCGGCAGGGGCGGATATTTCAGGCAGGCCGCCGGCATCGACGGCATGGGATCCGGCACCAGTTTCATCCAGGACTTCCCGCTGGTGGATGTGCGGACGGGGTAGGCCATGCCGCGCGTCATCAAGGTGCAGACGAATTTCGCGGTCGGCGAGATCAACCCTGAACTTCGAGGCCGCATCGACCTCCGGCAGTACGAGTCTGCCCTGGAGCGGGCGCGGAACGTCATCTGCAAGCCGCAGGGATCCATCGAGCGCCGGCCCGGCTTGAAGTACGTCTTCACGATCCCATCCGCCACCACCCCCGAAGACGGCATCCGCCTGGTGCCCTTCGCCTTCTCGACGAGCCAGACATACATGATGCTCTTTGCCGGTACCCGGATGTCCGTCTTCAAGGGCGGCGTCCTTGTTACCGACATCAATTCCACCGGCAATGATTATCTTGACGTGTCCTCCGGCGTCTCCGGCGTCACCGACGGCATCACGTCGGCGCGGCTGGCCAACCTGTGGTGGACGCAATCCGCAGATACCCTTTTATTGTTCGAGGAGACGATGGCGCCGCTGAAGATCGTCCGCGGCAGCGGCCACAATATATGGACCGTATCCGACATCGCCTTCGACAACCTCCCGAAGTACGCATTCACCCTGACGACGTCCACACCGGCGGCGACCCTGACGCCCGACAAGGCGGACGGGAGCATCACCCTGACGGCCGGGGCCGCCGTCTTCCACGATGGCCGCACCGGCACCGCCCAGGCCGGCGGGGCGTCCACCATCACCCTGGATTCGGGTGCGCTGGCGACCGACGACATCTACATAGGCGCCATCGTGAAGACCACCGGCGGCACGGGATCCGGCCAATCGCGGGTGATCTCCGATTATGTCGGCTCGACGAAGGTGGCGACGGTGTCCACGGCATGGACGACGCAGCCCGACAGCACGACCACCTTCGCGGTGGCCTCGGTCGTCGGCCAGTACGCCGAGAGCAACGACAATTTCGGCCGCGCCCGCATCACCGCCTTCACCTCGACCACGGTCGTCAAGGCCACCACCGACGTGCCGTTCTTCGACACGTCGGCCATTTCGTCCGGCGCATGGACGCTTGAATCCGGCTACGAGGATGCATGGTCGGCAGACAGGGGATGGCCGCGGACGGCGACTTTCCACGAAGGCCGCCTGGTGATTGGCGGTTCGAGTGAACTGCCGACGACCGTTTGGGGTTCGCGCGTCGGCGACTATTTCGATTATGATTCTGGACAGGCTCTCGACGACGAGGGCCTGGAAGCGACCATCGACACCGACAAGGTCAACGCCATCGTCGGCGTCTTCTCCGGCCGCGACCTCCAGATCTTCACCACCGGCACGGAATTCATCTGCCCGCAGATCGACGGTTCGCCCCTGACGCCGACTTCCTTCATTTTCAAGCCGTCGACGACGCGAGGCTCCAAGGAAGGCACCAGGCCGGTCAGCACCGAGGGCGGCACCCTCTATGTGCAGCGCGGCGGCAAGGCGGTGCGAGAATTCCTGTTTTCCGACATCGAAGGCAGCTACGTCTCGACCGACATATCGATGCTGTCGTCGCATTTGTTGCAAACGCCGACCAGGATGGCGATGCGCCGCGGCACAAACGTTGACGAGGGCGATCTCCTGCTGCTGACGAATTCCGGCGATGGCTCAATAGCGGTGTTTTCGATCCTGAGAAGTCAAAACGTTATCGCCCCCAGCCTGTTCACGACCGACGGCGCGTTCGAGGATTGCCAGGTCGAGGATGCCGACACGCCGGTCATCTATGCAGCCGTTAAACGGACACTGCCCGACGAATCGACCTGCACCATCACCGTGACGGACTACACGAACATCGCCGTTGGGACGACCATCACGTTGATCACGTCTAGCGGGACATCCGTAGTCTTCACGTCTGAGGCGGCGGGGGGCACGTCCCCGGCTGAAACGCTGGGTTGGCGGCCGAACGAATCCAACGATACCACCGCCGACAATATCTTCACCGTTATCAATGCCCACGCCGATTTCACGGCGGCCAACCCGGCGGCAAACGTGGTAACCGCAACGAGGGCGGCAATCGGCAAGCAGAACCTAACAGTCGCGTCAAGCGATACGACCCGTGTGGCGACAACCGATTTCGTGAACACGAATGTGTATTATCTGGAGGTATTCAGTTCGGACCATACGACGGATTCGTCGATACAGTATACGGCCACCGCCGGCGACCTCCCGACATCCACCTCGGTTGGCAGCCTCACCTTCCTAGAAGACCAAACGTGCAAGGTGATAGCCGACGACAACATCCTGAGTGATGTGACCGTGGCTTCCGGGGCGGTGACGATAGACCGGTTGCCGACGACCTATTTGGAGATCGGTATCGAATATCCGGCCTATACGGACACACTTGCGGACAGCGCATCCAAGACGACGCCGTTGATCAGGACGATGCCCGTCGAGACGCGCCTGCCGACCGGGCCGATCACCGGCAACAAGAAGCGGATAGTCAAGGCGTCGATCATCCTCGATAACACGCAGAACATCACCGTCAACGGCGTCGAGGTGCCGTTCCGCGTCCTCGGAACCGACTTCCTCGGCCAGGGTGTCGCCAAGTTCACCGGAACCAAGCGGGTTGGCCCCTTCCTCGGCTACGATTACAAGGGCCAGGTCGAGGTGACGCAATCGCAACCGATGTTTATGACCTTGTTGAGCCTGGATTACCGGGTCAGCGTCAGCGCGGGAGATTAGGATGTCCGCCGGCGTAGGATTTGCGCTAACGGCCGCAAGCGCCTTTATGCAGTACCGCCAGGGCCAGGCGACGGCGGCCATGTACAAAGGCATGGCCCAGGGCCTGGAGGTCCAGGCGCAGTTCACGCGCTTCAACGCGAAGCAGGAAAGCCTCAAGCACCGAAAGAAGGCGGCCGACGAATTGGACAGGACGTTGATGTTCCTTGCCAGGATCAACGCCGCAGCCGGCGCCGGTCACATGGATCCGCTCACCGGGAACCCGTTCGGGCTCCGCATCAGGGCGCTGGATGTCGGCGGCACCAATTTCGCCTTCGCCAAATCGAACGAGGCGATCACCGTCCTGATGGGCGAACACCAGGCGAAGATGCAGGAATACCAGGCGGCCCGAGCCAGGTTGGCAGGGAAGACCGCCAAGCGGATGGCCACCATAAGTGCGGTGCTGACTCTGGCCGGCGGGGCATACAGTTATTCCCAGACGGCGATCCCAGCGACGGCGCCGACGACGGCGCCGACAGCGCCGGCGGGCATGGGAACGGCTCCAACCAGCTTCGGGATGAATGTGCCGTCGTCTATGGGTGGCGTGCCTGGGGGCGGGGCTTATTTCGGCACGGGATATAATTATCCATCTACCAACATTGGCGGCACACAGATATTCAGGATATAAAATGGCCGAGTATTTCCCCAGAGCGAACCTGATCCAGGGCGGCGTCATGCCGGTGACACCCCAGACGGTGACCGTGCCTTTGGTCGACCCTGCGCTGAAGGTGCAGGCGGCCGGCTTCGGAACCCTTTCCCAGCGCCTCGACCAGTTCTCGGCCGTCGCCTTCAAGGAAGCCGGGATAAAGGCCCAGGCGGCGGGTGCGGCCTATGGGGCCAGCAACGCCCCGACCCTGGAGCAGGTGGAACTGGCGAAAAGTCTAGGAAAGCCAGTGGATCTTCCTGGCGACCCGAGTTCCATAAGCATCTTCGAGCGGGCGGCCTACGAGGGTTCATTGGCCGTCACCGAAACCAATTTCACGGCCGCCGGCCGCCGCGCCCTGACGACCGCGATGGCCGAAGCCGCAGCCGACCCAAACATGGACCCGGCCACCTTCACCAGCAAGATGGACATCATCGTCAGTGAATACGCCGACGTCATGCGAACCATCAGTCCATCTTCCGCGGCCAAGATCCAGGCAACCCTGGGCATCGTCGCCAACGGGCAGATGGTGTCGTTCTCCCGGACATATGTTGCAAACGCAAAGAAGAAACTGAAGGACGACGCATATGTGACCTATGACGGCATCGTGGGCGGCTTGGAGAAGATAATCGACGGCCATATCCCCGGCTACGACGAAAAAGGGCCGGCGGGCGGAAACGGCGTAACCATTGAAGATAAAATTAATGCTGAACGGGAGCAGGCCGAGAGCGCCCTTGTTCATGGGGGCGAACGGCAGAAGACGATCAATGGCAAGATGGCCTCTTTCGACAAGGCCGTCGCCAAGGCGAAGATCAGCGTCATCCAGGGATGGGCGCAAACGGGCGACTATATAGACAATCCGCTACAGGCATACCTAGACCTGACCGGCAAAAAGGCGGAAAGGCGTATCCAGAGCATCTATAAAAGTCTGTTGTCATCCGACCGGATCAAGGTCCGAAAGGGGATCTTCGATCTTTACACCAAGCAGCAAACAATCAAAGGGGATACAGAAGCGGCCGACCTCAAAACATATAAGGATAAAACAAAGGAATTGATGACCGAATTAAACGACAAGCGGATAGCAGGTGACCGTGTTGGTTTCATAGAAAAACGTGGAGAATTGAATAAGCATGACCCGGCCGCCGCTGCCACTTTCTTCGACGACAAAGACTTCGGCCAGACGCCGTTTGATGACCTTGAATGGGTTAAGAAGCTGGAAATAGATATCGATGATTTTGAGTATGACCGCAGGCAAGAGGCTGAAGGATCGTTGGAGAATGACCGCTTGATAGTACGGCTGAACAAGGGCCGCAAGGATGGACTGATAACATCAAAAACCTATGAAGACCTTCGCACGAAAATCATTGACAGGAACAAGGAAGACCTTAATGCGGCCCTGCGTGAGGCTCAAATAGCGTTCAACTACGAGCCGAGAAATATCCTTTCTGTTGATCCGACAGGGCCACAGATGGAAGCCCGACAGAATTACAAACGCGCCGAGCAGCGAATCCGCGAAGCTTTCCGTAGAGACCCGGAACAGGATTTATTGAAGGCGATGGACGTAATAATCAAGGGCTTGGTGAAACCCGAAAAAACCATTTCAGACCTGGTCGGTAAGTTGCCGGCTTCACTCAATACGCCGGAGAAGGTTGATGCGGCCGTCGCAGCGTTGAAGGGAGGCGATAAATCGCTGGTGGCGTTGTTGCTGCAACACAGGCCGACGATAGCCCAACTAAAGAAACTGGGTTGGAAGTGATATGAACCTGCAAGTATCAATAACTGACGCTATCGATGCCCTTGAGGCGCTCGAGTCGTTGGGGGCCCAGTGATGGCGGAAATAGTCGAAACTCCCGACGGCCTGACGGGACCGGACGTTCAACTCCCCGGCAGCGTTCTCCCCGAGAGCGCCGCCGCCGAGCCGTTGGTCATCAACATACCGGCGCCGGCGAGGGCCATAAGCCTGGACGAAAAACTGACGCAGGATGCGGAAATGCGGGACATGGGCTCGACCTATGAAATGCCGCTGTTCCTTCATGGCGGTCGTTTGAGCCTCGAACCGCGGTTGCCGCCGCCCGAGCCGCCCGTAACGGAGGACACGGAATCCAGTTTTTTGGAGGACGTTGGGGATGTTTTGACGGATGTTGGAGAGGGTATTCTGGAAGCGCCAGAAGCCGTGGTTAGAGGGGTATCGAAGGGCGTCACCAATATCTTCACCGCAGCCGACGACCTGGCTAATTGGTTGAATGAGAACGTGGCTAACTTGGAAGTGCCTATTCCTTTGGCCGGCATTCCTGCCGTTGATGAGTTTCTTGCCAATCCAGCGGCCGCCATCGCTGGTCCTCCAGGCGTCGCGGATGAATTAACCGATGAACCCACAAGCGTAACAGGTAGCCTTGTTCAAGGCATTTCTCAGTTCCTGACGGGATACCAAGCCAAGGGACTAAAGGCCGTTGCAAGGGCCTCGACGAGTGGAATCAAGAGTAAGGCTGTCCGTAATATCGCCGAGCCCGCCATACGCGGCGCTGGCGCCGACCCCCTTGTATTTGATCCCCATGAGGCCCGGTTATCAGATCTCCTGCGCGAGCATTGGGAATTAAACGATCCGATCACGGCGTATCTGGCGTCATCGCCGGAGGATACCGCTGCGGAAGGTCGTCTAAAGAATGCCCTTGAGGGCCTGGTTCTGGGTGTCGGCGCGGATGTCTTCATAAGAGGTTTGATATTTGCGGTGCGCGTTTCTAAGGCCAAAATAAATAGTGGCGCCAAGAGCATATTCTCTGCGGCCGTTCAGCGATACCGCGAGGGCAAGTCGCCCATCCCGATGGGAATGAGCATTGAGGATGTCGGAGGTCCACCAACACCTGGCCAGGTTTCCATGCGTGGCAAACGGCAGGTTCTTGATGTTCCTGAGCCATTCACAGGGCCGGAGTACGGCGTTCCTGGTTCTAGAAAAACAATGGAAGTCATCGTTAATCCATCCAAGGGTGATATTCTAAGACAACTTCGGCAAGCTGAGAGGCGTAGTGGAGATCGTGGTCTTCTTCGTTACGCCGTCGATGAGAAAACGAAGAACCTGTATATATGGGATGCCCTCAGGGGAGTTCACCGAGATATTGAGAAGGAATTAGGGATTCCAGCGGGGGACAAAAAATCCAGTGAATCTACAATGTTTGGGATAATTTCTAAAGATAAGTCACATTCTGATGGATTCTTAGTCTTCCCGGCTAATAAGGCCAATCCTACGACTTTCGATGCTATTTCACCTGGAGTTGAGCCTCAAGAGGTTCGCACGATCCTTGGGGAACAGAATCCGATCACCGATGCATCACCGGGCGCCATCCCCATCGTTGAGAATGCTACAGCGAATGCTTTTCTTGTACAGCCGCTACCAACATTCATTACCGGCACTGGGGGTAAGAGCGGCACCAAGGTCACGCCTCTTGATATCGGGAATTTTTGGGACCAAGACTACATCGCTAGATTCGGCCGGCAGGGCGATCCCTCCAACCCTGATGATTTTGCCGTGGCACTACGAAACGCCGAGGCCGAGGTGCGGTTTCAACTCAACCAGGTGGAGACGGGCGAAGGATGGTACGACGCCGATCTTATAATGAACAGGTCGGTGGTTGATGAGGTGTTTGGTGATGTTTTACGGACTAGGGTAATCCTCAACAGTGATTTAGACGGCAATGGAGTGGACCCGGAATATATGCATCAGCTTCTGCTTGCGATTTCGGCTC